TGGCTGATTGTTTGGCCGGGGCCGGGCTGGTTAGGCCGCCGCCTCGATCTTGGCGAGGTCGCCGTCTGCATCCATGAACCATCCTTTCCATGCAGTCGCGGAGACGCATGTAAGGTAGCATGTGGAGTCTGCCGCAATGGCGGACTCAGCATTTGCACCGCTGCCGCCGTTGATGGCGATGGTTGCAGGACTGGAACTGCGAAGCTCAAACCCGGTCGCGCCGACATTGATGACAAGCTGCTTGCCCACAACCGGGGCCGGCAGAATGACGATGTGGTTGGCATCCGAGCTGGTAACTGTGACGTGACTGGACGCCGCCGCGATGGAAGCGCCTCCGACGGTGGCAGTGACGGCTTCCACAACGTCGGAACGAGGCCCGGAAATGGTGCCTGCGTTGACGAGGGAATTCACGCCGCTGAAAAACTCCGCCAGCGTCATGTCGGCCATGATGTTCGGGTCGCCCGAAGGCTTCCGGCTGTCATAGACGAGAACGCGATGCGAAGTCGTGAGACTGGAACCAAGCAGGGCCGGAAGATCGGCCGGGTTGGTCGGGATGGGTGTGATGGAAAGCATTGAAGTGGTATATGGAGGGTTGCGTGTGGGTGTTGTGCCTTAAGGCCGCCCGACGGGTTAGGCCGGGCGGCCGTCAGGCGTGACCTTAGCTGACCTCCGGCATACCGGGGGCGTTCCAGGCACCATAAACCACAAGGTAGCCGTTCTTGACGAGGGCGGCGTTCTTGTAGGCGGTGGCACCCCAGACCATCTGGACACCGATACCGAAGCGGTTCGTGTAGTCCTGCTGTTCAGTGACGCGCTGGCCCATGGCCGTGCTGGGCTTGCCGTTCACAGAGCCGTAGCCGCAATACACGGCGTCGTTGCCCATGAAGTAGCCGCAGACGTAGGGCTGGCCCTTGCTGTTGCAGGGGATGATGAGCGAGCCGACCGGGATGGCAGCCTCAGAGAGGTAAGCCGAGGTCCAGGGAGCGGTGCCCCAGGTGATCGTGGAGCCCGTCAGGGTGGTGACGTAGCCGCCGGAGGAGGTAGAGCCCAGGCGCTCCATGCCAGTCGCCGAGACGGTGTAACCGTCGCAGGTCGTGTATTTGAAGAAGCTGAACTTGCCGATGTCGGAGCCGCTGCCGTGGATGACCATGAGGTAACGGGCCGAGGAGGTGGACGAGATGAACGTCTGTTCGAAGGCGGTGAAGCCAGCGCCAGGGAAGTAGCGGAAGTAGTCGTTCCGGGTCTTGGCGATGGCGTTGGTGGTCAGCGTGGAGCTGCCGTTGAAGCCGCCGCCCTTGATCGCCACAAGCGTGGTGGTCGTGGCCTTGGCCGCGTATTCCTCACCGAGGTAGGCACGGGGGGCGCAGAACGCACCCTGGGCGGCGTCGGCGGCGGTGTTGGAGACGGCCCAGTTGTTGAGCAGAACGCCGTCATACTCGGGCAGGAAGCCGGAGAAGAGGTAGTTCGTGTCACCACGGTCGCCAGCGGTCGCCAGGAGGCTTTCCCAGGTGGAGTTTTCGCGGAGGCCCTGGAACAGGTAGTCGTTACCCTGGAAGAAATACTTCAGGATGCGCTGACCGCCCTTCGCCCGGGCAACCTCGATCTGCTTCATCTTGATCCCGTTCGCCATGATTTTGGCCTGCGAGATGGTCGCCTTGGTGACGACATCCGTGGAGGTCAGGGCATTGATGTTGGCCTTGTTGCCCGCATACAGGGTGTTGTAGGTTTCCAGGCTGCCGAGCATGGTGGCCTCGATGCAGTCGCACTTGAGGCGCTGGACCCATTCGTTGAGGCCACGGCGGGCGCTCTGGTCGAAGGTCGTGCCGATGAACGTCAGGTCTTTGGTGGTGACGGTTTCGGCGACGGCGTGGCGGTGGAGGCCGATGGTCAGCGTGAACTGGCTGTATTTGCGGGCTTCTTCAGCGCCGATCAGCGAGGTGTTGCCTTCCACGCCCTTGCCGCCGAGTCCGGCTTCCTGGGTGAAAACGATGGTGTTGCCTCGCACTTTGGAGGTGTCGAGAACTTCCTTGATGGGCTTGGCGGAGCCAAGGCCTCCCATCAGTTCCGAGAACGGGTTGTAACGTTCTTCGTCCATCTGGATCGAAGAAACCCAGATGATCTGACGGGCGTAGGTGGGGGACTGCGCAACGATCTGAGCGACCGTTTGGGCGTCGATTGCGGTGTAGGTAGCCATTGGTGTGTGGAGTGAAATGTGAAAACAGAACTAACCGCAGGGCTTGCTCGGCCCTGTTTGTCTGTTGTCAGGTTGTCACTCCACACGGGAGTCTGCCGTGGCTCTAGGCCAGGCAGCTATCAGGACATGCGAATACCGACAGGAGCGCCGGCACCGAGAACGGAGCCGAACAGGCTTTTCAGGCTTCCGGCCTGGGCAGCTTGTGCGACTTGTGTCACGATGTCGGGCGTGGCGGGCTGGCCGGGCGCGGGGCGCTGGGCCTGGGCATGGGAAGTCATGGCGCTGGCGGGGGCGGCGGCCTTGGCAGGCACGGGGCCGGGGGCGGGCTTGGGCTGGGCGGCGGGCGGGGCGGCCTGCTTGGCCTGGGCGCGGAGCTGCTGGGCGATCTTCACGCCAAGCTCGGCAACGGCGGTGGGCGAGCGAACGGCAAGGTCGGGGCTGGCCTCCAGGGCGGTCTTGACGGCGATGGTGGCCGGGCTGTTGTCGTCGGCCAGTTCTGGAAACTGCTGGATGGCGAGGGCCAAGGCGTCGTCGCCGATCTCCTCAAAAGCGCGTTCAGCGTTGGCCTCGGCCTTCATCTTGTCTTCCAGGGCGGCGGCCATCTCGGGGGTGAACTCAACAATGCCCTCGGCGTTGCTTTGGAGGTCGGCGAGGCGCTGGGCGGCTTCCTGGGCGGCGGTGGCGGCGGCGTTGTAGTCCTGAAGGGCCTGCGAAAACACCGGGGCCAAGTCCTGCGGCTCGTGGGCGGGCGCAGGAACGGCGGCCGGGGCCGGGCTGGCCTCGGGCTGGGTGGTATCGGTGGCGGACGTGGACACCTCGGGCGAGGTCACGGCGGCGTCAGGCTCAAGCGGATACTGGCCTGCGTCTTTGGCGGCCTCGGCGGCCTCGGCGGCGGCCACAGGGTCGGCGGGGTCATGTCCGGCGGAGTCGTCCGGGTCTGGCAGGAGCTTGGCGTTTGCGGCGGGCGGTTGGGCCACGCCAGCGGCGGCGGTGAAGTCGGCGGCCAGGGCGGCAGGGTCTTTCTCCAGATTGCCGTAAAGCATCTGTTCAAGGGTGGGTGTCGGGGTGTCGGACATGATGGCTGTATTGTGTGTAGTTATTGACGACTTTGCAAGACAAAGTTTTGAGATGCCTGCCCCAGGCCTAAAGGCCCCTGTTTCCATGGGCCAGTCTGGACGAGGGGCCGAGAGCAGGCAAAGGGATTTAGGCGGCGTCCAACGGAGGCATTCCGCGAAGAACCTCAACGGCTTCAGGATACCAATATGGCGTCGGCGCGAACCCTTTCTCCTCGCTGCCGTTCAGAAGAACGTAGCAGTGGTCATCTTCAATGATGTGACTAACGCCGCCGTGCTCATCTTTGAGGGTGACAATGGGTTTCACTTTTGCGCCCGTGCTGCGGTAAACACAGGACTCGTCGGGTGTTTCTTGGAGGATATAAGGCATGTCGTTTTGTTCTATGCCCGCAGGTTCCGGCGGGCGGCGGGGGAGGCATCAGGCCTCAAAGACGGCGGCGTGGCGGGCCAGGAAGGCGGCCTTGTCGGCCAGGGGCACTCCGGCGGCGTGAATGCAGTAGGGCTCCAGCGGCAGGCGGTCGTAGAACTTGTGCTTCCAGGCCATCGGCCAGAAGTTCCACTCATCCGGCAAAAAGTGCATGTCCACGCCGGAGCGGTAAAAGGCCGCATTGAGCAGGCTTTGCTCGGTCTTGTCGAGAATGTTGATCTCTCCGGCCCGGCGCTGGGCCATGAGGGCGGAAGCCAGCCTGAATGCCTCGCCCACGGCGGGCACGCGGGGGTTGATGACCATGAAGCCCGTGTTGACGTAGCGATCCGGTGGCATGTCGAGGGCTAGGGCATCTTGCAGGCAGAAAGTGCCGTGGATGCTGTGCCGGGTCACGTCCTGGACGGCGGCGATTCCGTTTAGGTTGGCGAACCGGGCAAGGCTCGCCGGGCGAATGAACCACAGGTCGGCGTCAAAAAACACCAGCGTGCGCGTTCCCAGGAGAGGCAGGACATACTTCATGTCGTAGCTTTCCTGGCGGTCCGTGGTGATTACCATGGCGTCCAGTTCCGTGTATTTGCGAAAACGGGCTGCGGCTTCGTAGGCCATGTCAAAATAGCCAGGGCTGGCGATGGTGACGCCAAGGATGTCTGAAATCTCGCTCATGTGAAAATGGCCTTTGGGTTTCCTTCGCCGAGCTTCAAAAGGCATCGGTGAAAGATTTCCTTGTTGCCGACAAGGTTCTTGGGCGCAAGCCAGAATGCTTTTTCCCTTTTGTGCGTGATGGCGGCAAGGACGTTCAAGGCTCGTATGTCGTGAATCATCTCGTCAACGCGCATGGGCCATTTGTGCCAGTCGTATTTGTGGGCCATGCCTCGCCAGTTTTCCACGACTCGGGCGGTTGAATCGGCGATGTTCACGCCTTCCAGATGCAAAGCGTATTGGTTCAACACGGCGCATCGAAGCCAGTTCAAGACGCACGGCGGCCAAAGATCAGAGCCTCCTGCATAAACGATGTCGTTTACCTCGATCATTCTCAGCCGGGCCTCGTCCAGCCTGCCGTTCAAAATCATCAGGTAAGCCTCTCCCGTAAGTTGGCTGACTCTCCACCGCACGCCCAAAGGCGTTTCTTCATGCGGTGCAGCCACGGCAGGGGCAACGCAGGCCAGCCAGTCGGTAAAGGTGATCTCACCGTCAACCGCCCGGTAGGTAAGCCAGCATTTTGCGTTCATGCGGCGGCTCAATGAGGCGGCCTCATCACCTAGAGCTGTCCAGGCGAAATGAAACTGGGTCGTCTTGTGCGATGTCGAGCTTGGCGCGAGGAGTTGGTAGGCGGCGGCGTCCCCGCCCTCCATGAAGCTGCGATACATCCGGCCCGCCCATGTCCCGGCGCACTTGTCATGCCACGGCCTCGGCATCCCGTGCCAGGCCACAAGCCGGGCGTTGGCCTCGCTGGACGCCGATCCAGCAACGTGAACGTGCTTTTTGTAGGACAAGATGCCGTCCAGCACGTCGTCTAGCAGGCCAAGGCGCACGCCCATGACAGCAAGCCGGGCGGCCGTGTGGCCCATCTCCGACTTTCGCAGTTCCGGCTCCATGTCCTCGGTGACTTGCCGGTGGTCGCCGTTCCAGACCATCACGGCGTTTGCCCATTCGTTCGGGCGGTAGAAATCCCGGGTGCCCCATACCATGTCTGGCGGGCAGGCCAGAGCCAGTGCCGTGAAAGGCGTCAACTGGCGGGCAAAAAGGGTGTCGAGGCCGGTCAGGATTGTCGGCCCCGTGAAGCGCCAAGCCTCTTGAACAGCCCACCATCCCGGCCAGTCGGTTTCTAGGCGGATGTGCCAAGGCTCGGTTGGCGTGTCGGTGAGGCACCAGAACTGGAACCGTTTGTCGGTGTTGAACGCCTGAAACTGGCGGTGCAGGCAGGCGGCGTGATCCGGGGTGTAATCTCCCCCAGACCGGCAGACCACGACAAAAGAGGGCTCGTTTGTGATGACGGAAATCATGGCTGGCGCGTGATCGTTTCGGCCTTTGTCCAGACGGTTGCGCCATCTGGCACGTCGTGCAAAACCAAGGCCCCGGCCCCAACGGTAGCATCCTGGCCGATGGTCACGCCGGGCATGATGACGGCCCCGGCCCCGATGCTGGCCCCGGCCATGACTAGCGGCGGGCGGCGTGTATAGCCGGTATTCCCGGCCTTTGGGTAATCGTCATCGCAAAAGGTGACGTTTGGGCCGATGAAAACATTGTCTCCGATCTTCATGCCGGGGGCGGTGATGGTGCCGTGGCCGATGCGGACGTTTGAGCCGAGAATGCAGCCGGCGCTAAGTTCGGCGTTGCTTCCAATGGAACAACGCTCGCCAGTGACAACGCGATCCTGAACCACGGCAAAATGCCAGACACGCGTGCCTTCTCCAAGGATTGCAGACGGATGGACAAACCGCAGGACGGCAACACGCGGCGAAGTTTCCATGAAAGAACGGGACTCGCCAAAAAACTCGTTTGGGGGATTGTAGCTCATAACGTCAGACGTGACACAGCCCACATGCCCGGGACATCCAAGACAAAAGTGAGAGAGCCCGCCACGCTCCGCGCCTTATGGCGGTTCGTGGACTGGATGGGCTCGGCGTCCTCGGGCAGGCCGTAGGCTCGCAGGAACACCTGCCACATGGCTCTGGTGACAACCGTGGTGACTTGGTGGTGGTCGTTGCCTTTGGCGGCGGTGGCGACTTGCTCATAGAGAACGCGGGCAACGGTGGCCTCGGTCATTTGAAGCTGAAACGAATGAAGGCACGGGCCACTTCCTGCGGGCGGTCTTTGGGCCAGCATCCGTCGCCGTCACGCTCGCCGCTCGGCCCGGTGTTGGCCTCAATCGTGGCGACACGGCCTTTTCTTGGCACGCCGGAGACAAGGCCGATGTGCGAAAAGTCGAACACAACCACATCCCCTTTCCTGGGCTCGGCGGTGTCCGGCAGCACGGTCACGCCCTTGGCCTTCCTGGCCCAGGGCAGCCAGCCAAAGGCGGCGGCGGACTGGCAGCGCCATTTCTCAAACTGCGCGGCGTTCATGCCCGTCATGGCCTCCAGCATCCCGGCCTTGGCGAGTTCGTCGCCGGTGGTGTCCAGCCAATACGACATGGCGGCAGCACAATTGCCAGTAGGCGTAATATTTCCGTTTTTGTCCCTGACAATAAAAACTCCTGTTGTCACACTAAAGCAATACATATAATGTTTGCCAATATACGTCTCAACATCTTGAGGATAAGTAATGGCTCGCGTTTTTTTGTTTGGGCGAATATTTACCCTGTGCTGCCTGTTGCCTTTGCTTAAAGATGAGGTCGATATATAACTGCTGACTGTCGGCAAAAACCCGCTTAAACTAGCTGCTAGAGCCACGGCATCAACGTGAGATTTTCTCTTTGCGGTTAATTCGCCTCTAGAGGCCTGTCCATCCCACCAAATAAGCCTTTGCGCGAAATGCGCCTTTTGACTTTTTGTCATAGACAAAAGCCATTGCATAGAAATGCGCTTTTCTTTGTCCACACTTACACATTCCTCAAGCCATGAAGGAATAGCGAATGAAAAAAAGGTTCGTTTTGTTTTTGTTACTGGGCCGTGCGTTTTTCCTTCAATCCACCTTCCTTTCGGGTTGTATGCGTCCAGCGCCTCGATCTTGCGGAGCCTTGAAACACCAAACTCAATTCGGTTTTTTTTCTTGTAGCCGTCTGCAATAAACGCCGCAGCAAAGTTAATGTCAGAATCAGACAAATTGATTCCTGGCCCGTCGTGATAAACGGGCATCATGGCGTGTCTTTTTTTGTCCGTCACCTTGCATATGGACGCGTTCTTGCTACGTGAGCTTGTGTATGACCACCATCGGTGCCCACTGTCGGTGATAATGTCGAGCCATTGGTTTTTGATATGGTGACATTTTCCGTGATATTCTTTGGATATATAAGAAAGAGGGCGGTCAAAAGTAACCTCTCCTGTAGATGGGTTTACGACAGCAATCGGCCCGTCTTTATAGGAGTCGATTCTCACCCATCCCAACGGCGTTAGAATTTCATTTTCTCCTGTAATACAATAAGGCTCACGGTTCTCGTAGCCGTCGGGGTAGGACGTGGAGGGCCAAAACTTCTTGATCCACTCGCCCATGTTATTCTTGGGCTTCTCCACCTTGCCCAGATCACGTCCGGCGATCTTCACGAACCAATCCGCGAACGTGAGCCCCATGGCGGGCGGCTCGGCAGGCTTGGCCGGGGCCAGCGTGGCCGTGAAGGCGTCGAGGGCGGCCCAGGTGGCCGGACCAACGATGCCGTCTGGCTTGAGGCCCTTGTTGGCCTGGAAGGCTTTAACGGCGGCCTCGGTCCTGTAACCAAACTCGCCGTTGGCGATGCCAAGCAGGTTTTGCCAGGAAAGGGCGAACTGCAACGCCATGACTTGTTCGCCTTTGTCTCCTCGGCGAAGGGTGGGTTTGTCGGGTGTCTTGGGCATGGCGGCATTCTACCGCCCGCCCAGGCCCTTGTCAACCAGCAGGAACACGCCGACCACGACGCACACGCAGGCCGCCGTGCCAAGCAGCCATCCCAGGCCGCCCAAAGCTGCCGCCGCCAGGATCATAGCCGGGCCTCCTTGTAGCTGGCCCGCCAGGCCGCCCAGCCTACCAGCCGGAGCACGCCCCAGCGGATGTTGGCCCGCCAGCCGGGCAGTCCCTTGGCCTGGACAAGCTCTTTGTAAACGGCGTCGGCCTGGGCTCGGGTGACGGGATGGAAGTCTCCGCCGGGTGTCCGGTAGCCGTGGTGCCGATAAAGGTAGTCGTGGATGCAGGCCCCGCGCTTGGACTGTCCGAAGGGCGGGACGAGACCATGAAGCCATGCCGGGATGCTCTCACCGTCGAAGGTAAAGCCCTCGGGGGCCGTGATGATGGCGTCGAGAACGGCGGAATAGACGGAAAACGGAGCGATCAGCTTCAGCAGGTTGGTCTGCTGGCCCTCGGCCACGTCAAGGGCCTGGAACTCGGTGATGAATGACGCCTCTTTCATTCATGCCTTTGTGGGCGGGGTTGTCAGGGCGGAACGGACGGCGTTCTTGGCGATCTCGTCAAAGTAGTCGTTCTGCTTGTCCAGTGTTTCGTTCATCTTCTCCATGGCCTGCGTCAGGTCTTGGAAGGCTTTAAGGCCCTTGGTTGCCACCCAGTAGATCACCGACGCCAGTGACGTGAAAAGCACGATCACCGCCACGATCAGCACCCCGTAGAAGCTCCACTCTCCGGCCTCCTGCGGGCTTGGCACCTGCCCCGTCATGGCCTGCCAGGCCACATCAGCTAAGGCCAGGACTGCGGCGGCTCCGGTTGCCATGGCGGCCTGAACATAGGCAGGCATGTCGTGCATGATGGTCTGGAAAGGTTCGGGAACGTGCATCGCGTTTGAATGGGGTTGATTGCAAGTAGCCGATTCCGGGCCGTAAGGCGAGGAGAAAAAGCCTCCTTGCCTAGAATTTCGGCCTACTCCATGCGTTTTCATTGTCCAGATGGGTATGCGATGGCGTGGGCGGCTTCAAAGTAAGCGTAAACTTCTGCATCCGTCTTGCCCATGGTAGCGGCAATCTGCGCGATTACTGGATGGTTGGACACAAAATACGGATATTCCAGGTAAAGCATCATGTGCCGCCTGGTGTCCAGGTTTGGAATCTCGTTGATTTTGGCCTTGAGAGCGATTTCAAGCGTGCGGCCTATGGCCTGGAGGAAAGCCGCTCCAGGCACGGTCAGGGCAGGCTGCGGCTGCTCTTGGTTGGCGGCCTGCTCTGCGGCAAACAGTGCCTCGGCCTGCGCCCGCGTGGCGTTGAGTTCGGCCTGTGTCGGCATGGGCTGGCCGTCGTGGAACGTGATGTCATCACCAACGGCGATGAAATGACGCGTGGGCCAGATGAGTCGGATGTGGTCGGTGAGTTTCATGGTTTAATCGGCAGGAGTGACGGTGAACCAGGAGCCGCCTTTGATGGAAACCGAGTTGCCTCCGCCACTTTCGGCGGAAAAACGCGGGGCTATAGTCCCTGTGCTTGTGGCCGTGAACACGCCGGTGACACGGAACTCACGGGCGGTTGCCCCCCCGGTAGTAGCGACCACAGAACCCGTGTCCCAGGATGAATAGACCGTGTAGCCATTGACGTAGTTGGTCGAAAGGGCTACCGCGACGGAGAAATAAATGAAAGAGCTGCTCGGCCCATTCATGGCAATCGTCAGTCCTTCAGTCGTGGTGTTGGACGTAAACGCCCCGACCCACTCAAACTTGTAGGTGCCTGTGGCGCTGATCGTGACTGGCAGCCCCGTCACATCCGCCAAACTGGTGCTGTTTGATGTCACGTCGGATGTCAGGCATTTGGTGGTCGGTTTGCCAGTCACGGATGACCATGCCGTTGATCCGGCGGAAACAGTGGCCCAAGAGCCGTCAGCCTTCAGATACTTGCCTCCTGCCGCATCGCCTGCCGCCGGCGCAGGCACAAGACCCTTGGTGCCGCCAGAGCCGGAGTCTCCCACCATGGCGTTTAAGAAGGCCGTGGCCGCCGTGGCCGTCAGTTCCTCAATCGCGCCCGTGCTGGCCGTGGTCCGGCCAAGCAGGCGGGCAGTGGTCATGGTCAGGCCAGAAGAGGAAACGCTTCCTACCTTGGAGTAAAGCGCATCGTAGGCCGTTTGGAGCGTGGCCTTGATGTTTGCCCAAGTGACTTTTTTCAGGACGTTGCTGGCCGCCGAGTCAATAAGCGGCATTGTATCAGCATCTACGGGTGTGGTCTTGGCCGTGGCCCCGTGGATGGAAGAGCCAACATTCCCCGCGTCGGTGACATCCGCCGCCGCCTCAATGCCGTCCAGCTTGGAAGCGTAAGCCGTGGTCATCAGGCCGTCCTGGCTGGCGCTGGCGTCCCTGATCTTGTCGGAGCCTGCCGTGACATGGCTGGAGGCATGGGCCGTGGGCGTCCTGGCGTCCGTGAGGCGGGAATCGGTGGTAAGAACGTCAACGTAGGTTGCCCAGGCCCCGGAATGGAAAAGCCGCCTGATCTGGCTGCCTGCCGTGCTGTATCCGGTGCCGCCAATGGTGGCAGTGCCGTTGCGGACAACAACCGTAAATCCCTTGCCCTCGCTAGGGCTTGGGTCTGTGACGGTTGCGGACGCCACAACGACATAAAGCCCGTCATTCGCGGCGGTGAAGTTGCTGGATTTCACCTCGGCAGGCTGCAAGGCCGTGTCCGCCTTGGTGCCTTGCGCTGCTGTGGCAAAGTATCCGACATCCTCGGCGGCGGCGGTTCCGATGTCGGCGGGCTGGACGGCGGTATCGGCCAAAGCGCCCTGGGCGGCCGTGGCAAAATCGCCCGTGTCGGCAAAGGCGGCCGTGCCTAGGTCGGCCTGCGCGTAGGTCTTGACGGCGGCAATAGTGGCCTTGCGGTCAACGTCCGGCGTGCCCGGCAGGTTGAGCGGTATTTCTTCGGTGCCGTCAAGCGTGGCCCTGTCTGTGAGGTTTGTGATGAGCGAATTAGCCATTAATCAAAAGGTCGCCTGTTTGGTTGAGAAGAACGTGGCCTCCCGTGTTTAGCAGGAGGCGATTAGACTCCCCCGGCAAAATAACACTGGCTGTATTGCTACTCGGCCCCTCCCCAGCATCGTTGAATGGAACTACTATGTAGTAGTATGTTTCTCCTGCGGCGGCTGAGACATTATCAGATGAAGATAATGTATTTGGGCCTGTTGAAAAAACTGGGCTGTCAACGCCTGGAATAGGTGGTGTATTTGTGCCTCGATAGACATTGTAACCAAACCCTGCTGAGCCCGATTTATTGCTGGCTGTCCATTCAAGTAAGGCAACAGAGCTTCCAGGATCGGCGTCCACCGTCAAAACAGGTGCCACTGTCGGCGGCGTAAGCGTGCCTGAGCCGCTTGTGCCTGCGCCGAGTAGGACCAGATTGTTAGCCATTAGCCGGGGATGATGGCGTAGGTGATTGAAACAGAGACGTTGCCGGTGCCTGTGGTGGTCACATTCAGGGCCTCGCCTGCCGTGGCCTTGAAGAGGGCCATCTGGTTGTCAGGGCTGCCCATGTTGGAGCCGCCAGAGGCCGCGACGTATTCCGTGGCGGAAATGGCCGTGGTGCCGGACTTGAAAACAACAGTAGCATCCACGTCAGAGCGAATCTCGACCGAGAACACGGCAATGCGAACCGTGCCGGACGGGGCGGCAACCAGGGTTTCAGTGTCCGGTGAGGCCACTTCCACAAACGTGCGGGCCTTGGCAACGGCATCACCGCCGCGAGGGTTGTAGTAGCGTTCGGGGAACAAATTCATTGGTCTTGATTATGCGGGTTCGGTGGTTTCTGGCAAGTCTTTTCGCCCTGCGGCCTCGCGCTTGGCGGCGGCCTGCCGGATGCTGGCAAGCTGGCTGGAAACCAGGGTGGCAACCTCGTTGTAAAGGGCGTGCTCGCGGAGGCAGTCGCAGACAATCTGCGGATTCCTGATCTTGGCCGGATCGACTGGCTCGCCCTGCTTGACCGGCCCGGCGGGCTTGACGGCCTCGGCGATGGCCCGGCGCAATGCCCCGGCGGCGTGCTCGGTGTAGGGCTTGACGATCAGTTCATTGAATGCCTCGCTGTTTTCAAGCTGGACAAGCAGTTCATGGGCGCGGGCTGTTTCGGCGGGTGTCATCGGTTAGGTGGTGGCGGTTGTGTCTGGCCGTCCTGGGCCTGCTGGGCTGCGGCCTCGGCTTGGGCCTGGGCGATTTCAACGGAGGCCTGCTGCATGGCGGCCAGGGTTTCCTCGGGATTCGGCTCGCCGATGCCCTTCAGGATGTTGCCATACTGACGGGCTAGGGCGTTTTGCATGGGCGGTGCCAGGGCGGCGAACTGGTTCAGGACGTTGATAATGGCCTGTCCGGTTTCGACCATCTGGCTTGAATGCGCCTTGGTCAGGGACACCTCGAACACGTTGGACACGTCCTGCGGGAACGTCTTGATCCACTCCAGCAGGGCCGTCCCTTCTTCCTGGCCTACCTGCTCCATGAGGGCGGCCATGCCTGCCTTGGTGTTGGTGATGGTGTAAAGCTCGATGTCGATGAATGCCCGCAGCATGGATTGCAGGCCGATCACTATTTCGGATTCCCGGGCGCGTAGAGACTGGTTGCTGGTGTTCTCGAGAATCTTCGCCACGCCAAGGGTGTCCTGGCCGGGCACGTCGGCCACGCTGGCCTCGGCCGGGCTGGTCAGGCCGGCGCTGATCTCGGCCCGGCCCACGGCCTTTTCCATGAGCTGCCCAAAAACCTCAATGTTGGCGGGCTGGACGGTCTTGACGGACATGGCATCATCGGCCGTGAAGCCTGCCCGGAGCTGGTAGCCTTCGGAGTTGCGGAACTGGATGCCGCCGCCGTCAATGCCCTGCTGGGTGGCAAGGGGGTTCTCAAAGATGACGTTGCCGGAGGTGTTGGCGTCGAACTCGATGCGGTTCAGCATCTTATCGGCCACCTCGGCCCAGGTGTCCAGAAGCTCATAGTAGCCTCGGCCCGTCCAGCGGTGGAGCTTGGGCCAGATACGGTGACAAGTGTAGGGGTGCGGGTGCTCCTTGTCGTTCCAGGGGAGGATGATGGAGGCGTATTCGTAGTGAACCGGGATTTTGGCGTCCCAATCCAGCAGGACATAAATGCTTTCGTCGTAGCCGTCGTTGTCGGCATCGTAGCGAATCCAGCATTCAACGTATGTCCTGCGCTTGTAGCGGTTTGGGCTTTGGTCTGCCGGGCGCTGGGTGTTCTCGTCCTCGCCGTCACGGATGCGGTTCAGGGAGGCGCGAACCGTGTAGTTCTCGTAATCTCCGCCTGGCAGGCTGTTGGTCTTGATAGCCTCTTTGTAGGCGTCATACGTCTCTTTGATCCTAGTGTCAGGGTCGTAGGAAATCAGCAGGTCGCCAGGGTTGGCGGCGAAAACGTGGCCTTTAACCGGGCTGGCGTCGATGCTGGCGGCGTTTGGATGGCAGAAGAAGTCCCCGTAATGGATCACGGCCACCTCGCAGCCGGGTTCCTTGCTGGTGCGCTGCATGACCACATGCGGCTTTGCCATCTCCAGAGCCGCGCCTTTGATAGCCCAAACGGACG